TCATAATCAAATATCTTCTATAAGAAGACTGAGAAAATGATGGATAAAGCTAAACTTTCTAAAGGTGCAATTCCTAGATTAAGTCAAGAAGTATATTTTCATGTTAATAAACGAGGTCAAACTATGATTAATCGTAAATTAACTATTAGAGAATTTATAGAAAGATTAAATCAATTGCAGAATCAAGAGTATGAAGAGTTTGAAATTGAAGATAAAGTTTTCGACAATTTCGAATCTTACAAACGTTAGTTGTTATCTTCTCGATAACAAATAGGCAGTGTCTTAAAGCATCCCAGATGCTGCCTATAGAATCTGAGGATGTGAAAGTAGGTAATAATGCCTAGAAAAAAGAAGAAAAAAGTACAAATGTGTTTATATCCAGGAAGCAATAAACCTGCAGTTGCAAGAGGTTTGTCTGCTAATTATTATGGTGTAGCACTAAGACAAGTTAACGCTGGTAAAGTCACTTGGGAAGAACTAGAAGCTCAAGGTAAAGCATTACCTCCATCTGGTGGTTGTGTTAAAAAACATACTCCAGCACAACAATGGTTTACTTCTAAGTCAAAGAACAAACCTGTTACAAAAGAACCTAAGGCTCAAATAGAAAATAAATTAGGTGAAGAACCTAAATTTATGATGGTTCGTAATGAAGATACTATGGAAGCTGAAGAAAGAAATCATTTACAATTAGTTCATTCAGAAACTAATAGATTAATGAAATCTCAGTTATCTAGATTGACTAGATTGTATACTGATACACATTCTATTGCTGTAGATATTAAGAAACAAATTACTAATGTTGAACAACAATATGAAGAAATCAAAAACGAAGACTACTCAAGTTAAAAAAATACAACATAATGGTTGGTTTTATTTTGCAAATGTTAGTTTAAATGCAAATCAAAGACCTCCATGGTTGTGGCAATTTAATGTAGAGTACGATTTCAAGAAAGGCAAATATGTCAAAGAATAATAGCAAGATATTAAAAGAAGTAGAAACACTTTTAAATTATGTTGCTGTGGAATGCAATGATGCTTTAAATATAAGAATAGAGTTATTAAATGTTTATACTAAAAACATCATTAAGTTTATAAGAAGAAGACTAAAAATAGGTGCGAAGAGTTATGGGGACGAAGTCCCTATTACTGAAAGCGATTTATTAAAATGGGAAAAGAAATATGGTAAAAAACGAGACAATCTAATTGAAGCTTTAGAAGAACTTTTAGATTGTGCTGTGTATTTATCTGCAGAATTTCAAGGACCATATTCAAAAGATCTACAAGGTCGTAAAGATAGTTTGACAAGTCATTATTATAAACTAGAATTAAGAAAGGCTCGTGTTCACCTTGCTAAATGCATGTTTTATTTGTTAAATGCTGAAGCTAAAAGAACAAATTACGTTAACGAAATTAAACTTAATACAAGAGGAGATAACAATGAGTGAAGATTCATTTACTATCGAATTAATGTATGACAGTGCAAACTTCAGTACTTTGGAACTTCCAGATGGCGTACGTACAGTAGGTCATTTGAAGGCATACAAAGACATTGAAGGATCTAATGTTACTACAAATGTTGGTGGGGTCGAAAGATCTGACGACTATGTAATACCATCTGGTTCTTATGTTGCAATTGTCACTACTAATAAAGTCGGCGGTTAAGACGAGTTAGTAGACATTCGTGATGAACATAAGGTAGTTGTTTTTACTGTGGGGGTTTTAACAGCTACCTTAGTTTGTCGTACGTTAAGAAAAAACTAATTATGGGAGAATATAATATGAGTAATTTTTACATGAAAGGAAAAGTTTGGGACAAAATTCAAAACTATTCCAAATATGCCTATGATGAACACAAATCAGAAATAGGTGGTATGTTACTTGCAGAAAAAGACAAAGAAGATAAATGGCATCTTCATAGTCCTGTTATCTTAGAACAAGAAATCAGTGGCGGTAATACTCACCTCTTTAAAGAGGCTTTAGCAGCTTATTATGTTAAGACTGCAATGAAATACAAAGACAGAAAACTTAAATTTGTATGGTGGCATAGTCATCATACTATGGATGTTTTCTGGTCTGGAACAGATTTAGAAGCTATAGAAGAAATGAATCAAGGTGATTGGTCTGTCTCTTTAGTTGTAAATCTACAAAATGAATACAAACTTCGTGTCAACATATGGAAACCTTTTCCAGCAGTAGTTGATGATCTTGAAATGGACATTATTAGGAAAAAACCTGAAATGCCAAAAAGTATTATCAATGAAGTTGAGAAGCTTTGTACTAAACAATCGTTAGTTACAACAACTAAAAGTAATGCGTATTATAACACATATTACGGTCGTGATGCTAATGGTCAGGGAAATTTATGGAAATATAATTATTCAAACACAGGATATGATAAACTTCAAATTAGGTATGAAGCCAAAGTTGAAGATATTATACTTGAAGCAATGAATAATAATATTGACTATGATGAATATACCAAAAAAATCAAAGAAATCAACAATGATTTAATTGATGAAAATGCTAATTTTCGAGTTGGTATACCTAAAGAAGCTAATTTTGACAATGTTATCCAATATTTAGAAACAGAAGACTTTTTTCACAAGACTTATGTTAAATGGGATTGCACAGATCTTCTTATCGAAAAAGATGCAGATATGTCTGAATTAGCACATTGGAATAATTCATTTGAAGACAAATTAGGAGGTAATTAAATGTTAAATTCCCGATATAATGGTATTGTAGACAATTTATCTACTTACTCTTATCACATACTTGGTTGCGGTGCTATTGGTAGTGCTGCAGCCACACAATTAACCCGAATGGGTGCTACAAATTTGTTTCTATACGATAGAGACAAAGTAGGAAGTGAAAATATAGGTGTATCAGCTTATGATACACGTCATTTAGGCGAGTTTAAAGCTGATGCTTTAAGAGAGATCTGTATGGACATTTCAGACGATGCTAATATAAATTGTTTTAATGGTGAATTTGAACAATATAGAAGACAAGGTAATGATATTGTCGTGTTAGCATTTGATTCTATGGAATCAAGACTTGAAGCTGTAAAAAGTATTTTAAGTCTAAAATCACCTAATTATCTTATAGATGGTAGAATGGGAGCTGAACATTATCAGCAATATACCCTCCAATCTCCATCTTTAAGAGATTATGTGGCAACTTGGTATTCAGACGATGATGGTGACCAGGAACCTTGTAATGCAAAAGCTACAAGTTATTGTAGTAACATGTCAGGTAGTTTTATATCTAATATTATTAGAAAAATACTAACTGATAGTCCGTATCACAAGGAAATGTCTTTTGACTTTCCTACAGACACTATCAAAACTAAATACTATACTACTATAAAAAAGTAGTTGCATTGGAGCCTATTAAATATTATATTAGTAGGCTCTAAAAAGTAATATTAATTAAAAAGGAAAAATAAAAGAATGGGAAGATTCAATATAAGTGACTATACCTTAGTCAAAGATCGTTTAATTGCCTTTCGTGAAGATTATCCACTATCTACAATAGATATTAAGCTATTAGCTAGTAACAATATTGTAGATTCACCTACTGGTGAAATGTGTAATGAATATATCATGATGGCAACTATAACACCAAATCCATTAGCAGAACCAGAAGTGTTTTATGTAGGACATGCTGCGGAACGTGATAATGGACATTTCGTAAATAAATCATCAGCTGTAGAAAATTGTGAAACAAGTGCGGTAGGTCGTGCTTTGGCTCATTGTGGATACGGTGGTGATAAAAATGGTCCAAGTGCTGAAGAAATGACAAGTGCTTTGTCCAAACAAGCCAAATTTAAAATTACTACTAAAGAATTAGAAATTTTAGATGGTACTTTCAATGCAGCTAAACCATTTCTATCAGAAAAAGAAGTTAAAATCTTTAATGATAGAAGAGGTGCTGGATATTATGATACTAAAACTAAATGGTTTAAATCTGTAATGCATTTTATTATGCTAACAAAACCTAAACCTAAGGCTAAAGAGGTAAAAAATGAAGAAAAAGTTGATGCCAAGCGAGCATAGAATAACATCTATGGAACCTGGTGAAATTAAACATATAACCAATGATTTTGGTGAATTTGCTTTAATTAAGATACCTATGACAGGATCGGATGACGACTATCTTTATAGTTACCCAATAGTTGACAAAGCTGTAGAAGCATTTGAAGAACACTTAAATACATGGAGTGAACAAATTCAAAGTGCTGAAACAGATAAAATAAGAGATTATACAAATGACCAACAGTAAGGAGGAATCATATGGCAATTTCTGGAACTAAAACTGTAACTAGTACAGGTAACAAAAATTATTTTGTTAATGAATGTACTATTACTGAAGTAGAAGTAATGGACTCTCAATATACAGATATGAGTCTTAAGCTTCAAATGGAAGATAATGACAATGGATACAATTATACTTGTTTCGTAAATCAAAACTTCCAAAAAGATGGAAATGGTGTAGTTAACGGGTTATTATTTCCCGAAGATTTAAATACATTATTTTTATCTACTAAATGCGATCTAAATGTTTCTGATAGTGGTGTTCTTGACACCAAGTCATTAGAATCATTAGTTGGCAAAGAGTTAGCTTGTATTACCTATCAATCAACAGGTAAATACAAAAGAAATACTTGGGGAGTTGTTTCTCATGTTGATGAAAAGAGTTTACTTGAAAAGAAATTCTTAGCACAAATTGAGAAAGGTTATCCTAAAGATTACCAAAAAGACTCTGGTGATAAAGAAGTAAAAGTGAAAGCTAATACTTTAAACCAGGTCGCTCAAAAAGCAGTTAACGAACAAACAACTTTAGATGACGATTTTCCATTCTAATGGCAAAATCAGCTAAAGATATAGTAATTCATTGGATTGAAAATAGATCCAATACAAATGAGCCAGCTTTCTGGAGTTACGAATTTGAAGAAAAGATTGTAACTTATGGAAGGTTGGCACATCTAAAAAGCCATACTGCAAGTACTTATTCTAGAGCGTTTAGAGATATTCGTTCAAGTGATATGTTAAGCAAATATGGTATTGAATTAGAAGAGTTAACTAAAAATGGTAAGGTTAAAGGATGGAAAATAAACAAACTATAGTAGAAATAGTAAAAGGAGATATAAAAAATCGTAATAAAGTTACGACTTTAGAGCAATACAGAGAGCTTGAAGAGTCAAATGCTTTTAAAAACGAAATGTATAGGTCCTATTATTCTTTCGATAAAACTTTTACTGATTATGTCATAAAAAACAAGTCAGTAAAAGGATTCGATGGGCTTGTTTACGTTGATAAAATAATCATAGATATAGACAAAGGAGATATTGATGAAGAAAATATGCAAGGTTATATTAGACATTGTCTTAATGACTTGTTTGAGTTCGGCATTGATAGTAACCATGTTAATATCTGGTTCAGTGGCAGCGGCTATCATATTGAGTTACTTAATGTATTTGGGTTTTCACCAAATAAAAACTTACATGAAAAAGTCAAAGCTACTATGAGTGAGTATTTTAGTTTCGGAGATAATATCTACGATAAAACTAGAATAATTAGATCAAAATGGTCTTTAAATAAAAAAACTAATTTATATAAAGTGTGGATTCCATTAGAAAATATATGGGATATGTCACATGCAGATGTTAAAAAGATTGCTCAGTCTAAATCTGCTTACAATAAATTTGTTAAAAGTAAAGAACATTTTTGGTCTACTTATAATGATAATACTACACAAATAGAACCATATTTACAACAACATGTTCTATCAAAACCTACCAGTGTTATGATAAATAGCACACCTGTTAAAAATGGAACTACCAATTCTATGGTAACTTGTGTTCAACATATCTTTAATGAGGGCCCTTCTCAAGGTTCTAGAAACATGAAGATGATGAGGATGATAAGTTCATACAAAAGAGCTGGTATTCCATTTTTAGTAGCGTTAAATGGAATGATTACTTGGGCTAATGGAGAATTAGAATCAGATGAAATACAACGAACAGTAACTAATGTGTATGAAAATTCTTATAGTTATGGATGTGATGATAGTATTCTTATGGAATATTGTGATCCAAAATGCATTCATTTTAAACGAAAAGATTACATGTTAGATATTAAAGACGTTGAATCATTAGAAGATAGTTTTCGTAAATATATAATGACAGATTTCTCTAAAAAGAGTATAGATCTATCAAAAGTATTTACAGGTATCAATCAATACCTATTTAAACCTGGTGAATTAATCATATTTAGTGGTGATACTGGTATGGGTAAGACAGCTTTAGTGCAGCAAATAATAACATTTTGTAAAAAAGATACTTTATTTCTGTCATTAGAGATGCATGAAAATTTAACTTGGAGACGATTTGTTCAAATAGTAGAAAATAAACCTAAAGAATGGGTTTATGATGCTTATAAAACAGAAAATGTTTCATTTAAAGATAAATTAAAACACATTAGAATAATGTCTATAGCACCTGAAATAGAAGCTGTAAAGAAAGTAGTTGCACAATATGAACCAAATGTTCTAGTTGTTGACACTACAGATGAATTACAAGTGGATGGTAATAAAGGTACTATAGAAGAACAGAATACAATTATAGACGGTTTGAAACAAATAGCTCAAAGAAATGATACTATTGTTATTGCAGTACATCATGTTAATAAAGCTAGTGCTTCACAAGGGTCTATAGGGTTGCATTCATTAAAAGGTTCTTCTAATGTAGTACAAAAAGCAGATAAAGTTATGGTAGTAAAAGGAAATAGAAATGAAATGCACAGAACTATTACCTCAGAAAAATCAAGAGATGAGGCTAGATTTGAGCTAGTTACTACCTTCCAATACAAGACTATGACTTTTGAAAAGTTAGATATGTAAAGGAGAAATAATGATATCTACTAAAAAAGTAAATAAAGATGGTATGTTTTTGTATAAAATTATATTATTTAAAATATTCACATTAGGAGTCACTAGTGATAACACTTTTGGCAGAATGTATTCAATATTTTTTGGAATATACATGTACGAATTACATATACAGTTTCGTAAGTGGGTTATACAAAAACCTACTATAGTCAACACTGGTAATAAAGTTGACGCATAGAAATAAAATACGTGGTAACAATCTTGAAAGAGAATGTGTAAATATCGCCAAAGAGGAAGGGCTTTCTGCAGAGAGAGCCTATGCCTCTAATGGTAAAGCATTAGGTAAATCTGAACAAGTAGATTGTCTAGTAGAAGGATATGCAGTCCAAGCTAAAATGAAGAAAAAGATTGCACAATGGTTATATCCTAAACATCATGCAGATGATGTTGATCTGGTAGTAACACGTATGGATAGAAAAGAAGCATTAGCAGTAATACCATATAAAGAATGGATAAGATTAATTAAAATTGAAAAGGAATATAACAGTGGCAAAGATAGATCTAGATAACAAAGAAATAAAAACATTTATTGGATTTGCACAAAAACTAATAAAAGCCTTAGATGCTTCCATAAAAGATAAAGAATTGAGAACTTTAAGAAGATCAGAAGATCAAATGGATTTAAGTGATGTCATGGCACCGCAAAAATGTGAGGATTGTAATGACTGAAACAATAATGACTTTAGAATTTAATTTAGGTGAAGTGTTAATTATGAAAAACGCTTTAGTTAATTTTAAAAAAGCACCTTTTGTTAGTAAACAAGAAACAAAAGTTATAGATGCAATATTAGATCGCATCAATGATTTATAAGAGAGTGAGTAGATCTAAGATAGTTTTTAATACGAAATAAACATTAACGTGCTTGATAGGAAGTACGGGGTACGCAATCCCCCTAGCCCTTAGAAAGCAAATACGCTTGGTTGGCACTGAATGTATTAATATATTAACAATATTCGTTTATTTTGTATTAAAAATTATTTTAGAGAAAAAAAGATAGCGAGGTTATAGATTAGCCTTGCTATTTTTTTTTATTTAAAGACAAGTGTGCCTAAAGAGATAAAGTGCGGTGAGGAGCCGATTTGGGACGAATTGTGAATAAACCCCCACAAAACGATATATTTTTATTTCTTATAGACTTTTTCTGATGCTGATATACCAAATGAGCCTAAAGTCACCCAAACAAATGAATTATAGATATAATCATTCACCATTAGCTCTATTCCAATAATACCCATAGCTAAATCTACAATACCAAATACACACATTAATGCAAAAGATAAAAATCCAATAATATTTTTTTCATTGTATTCGTTTTTGTCTTTAAATAATTCCCACATAAGTCCTCCTTAATTTATTTTTCCACGAACTTTCATTGCAGATGCATTTTGAGTTCCGTAAAGTTCAGTTGCTTCTTCAGCAGTCATTTCTTCTGTATCTTCTTCAACAAAGCTATCTAAATGATCTCTTCTCATTTTAGCAACTTGATGCAAAGGCATCCCTGTCATAAAATCTACTGCCATAGCTGGTGATTGTATAGTCCTATAACTATCTCTAGCTAATCTACCAAAAGGAAAATATGTAGCTAATTGATATTTAGCAAAATTATCCATATCACCATTCAATATAGCTGTAATAGGAGATATAACAAAACGTGCAGCTGGAGGAGTTACAATCTGTAAAGGTGCTAATACTGGATGAGGGTATTGACTAAAGAAAGCTCTTTCCCTATCTCTTTCATCACCAAATAACATTGAAGCTGTATCCTGCAACCAATTCATAGGGGGTGATAATGCATATTCAAATAAACTGGCAGTAAATATAGTTCCTAGTGCTAATGACATTAAATCAAAAGTAAATTGTCTTTGAAATTTTTTCGTTGAATTAACATCATAAGCCCATTCAGCTACTCCTGCTTCTTTATACAATTTCATACGTCTTTTAATACTATTCCATGCATAAGGTTGGAATCTAGTCATTATACGGCCAAGTGATGTGTTCGCAAAGTTTGGTCTATAAGTAGCCTGATACAAAAACTGTGAAGATTGAACACCTTTCAATGCATAATTAATTAAAGCTGGGCTATTAAACTCTATTTCCATTGGATCAAGGTTTTTCTTCATAGCAATATAATTAGCCAAGAAAGCACGTCCACGTAATTTACGTTCAGAATAAGACATAAAGAAAGAACCCGCTTTTTCAATAGGAATGTTTATTTTGTAGTCTCTAGCCAACTCTAACAATGTTTTATTTTTCATATTGTTATAAGCTTCTTCTGATTCTCTTACTTTTGGATCTTTAGCTCCCTTGTTAACTCTTCTTACAGCTTCTTGCCAAAATCTTTTTTGGTTTTGTTTACCATAGACACTATCTAGATTTACCATATCTAAGAACATAGAGTCATATACCCCTAAAGACTCTAACCAATTTTCAATATCTTTTTTAGTTGTAATAGCCTGACTTTTACTTTTACCTGTTACTGGATCATAAAAAGTAAATCTTGCATTTTTACCAAATAAATTAGAAACCATCCATTCTGTATTTGCAGCTTCTCTAAAAGTTTTCCAACCTACATCTGATATGGTATTAATATTACCACCGTACATGTTTGTCAATAAAGTTTTAGGTGCTGATAGTAAAGAATACATTTCAAACTTACCTTCAACATCACTTATTTGTTTTAATTTTTGTTGAATAGCATAATGTCTTTGCTTTCTATCTTTAGGTAAATCCCCTAATAAATTACCACCAAACTTGTCATTAATCTTCTGTAAATATTTAACACCAACTTCATCGCTCATGTAATGATAGATACTACCATACTTACCAGTAGTGTTAACATTTTTCAATAATCTTTTAGCTTTAATTAATCTTAATTCTTGTATTCTTTTTTCAGCTTCTTTAGGACTACCTACGTCATGCAATATGTTCCACTGTTCTTGAGTAGGAACTGATATAGCTTCTTCCATGTCTAACAATAAATCTTTTTCATATTTCGTTAATAACATTTTATCCATGCTTAAACCATTTTTTACATATCTCTTAAATAGTGGAATATCTTTTTTATTGATTCCATGCAAATTAAATGCTCTGTAATTAGACATACCCATCATGTTAATAAATGAGTCTCTCATATAGTTAGACCAATTGTTTACAAAATCTTCATTTCTATGTTGATAATCAAAATCCCTAACAATTAATTCTGATCGTAATCCAGCAGTATTAGTTAGCATCATTCTAAAGAATCCGCTTGTGTAGTCTCTAATTGCTTGCAAATCTTTTTGGTAATAAGGCATAAATGTTTCACCACGTGATTTAGTATTACTTGCACTGTAGTCTCCTAAAATACCATCTTGATTAGTTTTACTCAATAAATCAGTTACTTGTTTTTCTGCCATTGCAGTCCCTGGATTTATTTTTGAGTTTTCAATTCTTTCAAATTCTGCCATTTTATGTTCACGGTAGTAATTAATTAACTGTTCATCATTTTCAAAACCTTTACGTTTATATGCTTTCATTACTCTTAATGACGAAGGTATTTCTTCTGGATTTTTTCTAAACCTTTCAACATCTGCTTCAATTTGTTTTTTCTTCCATGCTTCTAATTTAGGTATATTAGCTTTAATTCTATGATGACCTAATCTAGGGAAATAACCTTCCAATATTTCACCAACTAAAGCTTTTTCATAATAAGTTTTCTTAGTGCCTTTTTGATCTGAACTAAATCTTAACTCTTTATTAACCTCTCTTTTAATCCAATTAGAAGCTTTGGTATTTAAAGGTTTGTTTAAATCTACTGATTCAAAACCAGATACTTTTTCTATTCGTTTTTGTAATCTGTCTTTTAAATTAATATGGAACTTAAAGAATCTATGATCATTTACACCAGGTAATAGATTTTCCATAATTTCTCTAGGTGATGCTTTAGCATTAAAAGTAGCATATTCAATAACTTTGTGTATTAACTCTTCTTTAATTAAACCGTTTCTATCTAAAAATAGTTTTTCCATTTCCTGAGTTCTGTAACCAGGATCGTCTTTCTTTTGTTGTCTATCTTTAGAAACTACCCATTTTTTTAACCCTGGAGTATTAGTTGCTTTCAATACTTTTTCTAAATTTTTATGTCTTGATTGTATATAATTATCGTTAACATCTTTTAAATGATTTTGTACAACTTTTTTAATTTTATTTACAAATACATCCCCGTTTACCATTTTTGATTTACCTGTACCTGGACTGGTAGAATCAGCCATAGGAAATAAAACTCCATCTTTTTCAATAAGTTTTAATACACTCTCTGTGCTTTCCCATGATTTTTTAATTTCTTCTCTACTTACCTTGTCTGCTTTTTGATATTTGTCAGAATACCATCCTTCATTATATTCAATTCTATTTACAGCGGCTTCAAATAAGGTGTCTACATATTTATTTAAACTAGGATGGTCTTTAATCAAAAACTCAAACAATCCATCAATACGTTTATTTAAAAAGTCATCACTAGCTTTTTGTAATTGATCTGTTTTATCTATAGTTAATCTACCTAACTCTAATGAACTTGTAGGTATTTTTCTTGATTGCTCAGTTAATTTACCATTTTTATTTTTTACTGGTTTAGCATATTGCATATATGAAACCTTGTCAAAAGATTCCATATCTTGTCCTATTTTTTCATAATCCCATAAATGTTCCCAAGCACCTGGTCCTCTTATAATCTTACCAGTCTTATCTATAATGTCTAATCCTTTACTATATTTTATTTCTAAAGCATTGTTGAAAGAAGTTAATTCTCTTAAACTCATATTTCTTATATCTGTAGCTAATCCTATGTTTTGAGTTTCAGACATTACTTGAAAATCTAATTCCAAGTTTTCTAAACTCCCTGGATTTTGTTGTATAATTTTTAATAATTTATTTATTTGTATATCTTGTTCTTCTGTTCTATATCCAGTTTTATTTAATTCCATTTGATTTAAAAATTCAAATTGAGGAACCATTTCATCTACTTTTTCAATAGTATCTCTAAATTTTTTAACAGTGCTTTTTGTATCAGGCACAACTTCTGTACTTCCATCTGGCTTTGTTTCATTTGCTGGAACATAAGTTATTTCATCCTGCTTTGGGTTGTAATTATTGATATTATACTCTATATCTCTTCCATCTGGTTTTATAATTCTTAATTGTTCGTTTGGACCAAAAGGATCTGGTGGTTGCAAATTGTTAAAGCTATTTTCTTGCAGCATCTTTATAATGCTTTCTTTTTTAGTTCTGTTTTGTACATTAGTTCCTATTTCTTTCATAGCAGCAGAAATAATTTTATCTGTATTTTCATAAAACTTTTTAACATTTTCTGTTTGCAATGCTCTACTTCTAGATATTCCTCGTAAATCGGGTCTTAATCTGTTATAAGCAGATGCTTTCTGTCTCAATAATCTATCTATTTTATTATTTCTATTTGTATCAATTTCTGCTTGAGGGTTTACTTCTAACAATTTCATTTCACGTTTTATAGCAGAGTCTAATTCTGCTAATTTTTTATTAAAAGACTCTTTTTGTGCAGCTAGATAATCTGTTCTAGCGTCAGCGGTTGGCACTGCTTGATACCATGTATCTACTAAAAATTCATAATCTTTGAGAGGTATTCCCAATTGTTTCATTCTAACACCTCTGTCATCTTTAAATTCTTTTATCAATCTATTAATGTCAGCAGTGCTTACTTGAAACTCTTCTAAGGCTTGAGTTCTTTCAGCTCCTAATTGACTAGCTTCTTCACGCATTAAACCTCTCTGTGTATCAAAAAAGCTTTTTACGTTATAAGCATGATCGAATATTTCTTTTGTATACGTTTCAGGATGTTCTATACCTTTCAATTCTAAAGCTTCTTCAAACTTTTTAGACAATCTAGCAGCTTCTGTAATAGTTACATATTCCCACATTTTACTATATAATTTGTCAGGACCAGCTTCATCTCTTGATAATTGCATAAAATCTATTTCTGCTTCAAGTCTATTTAAATAACTATCTTCAATTCCTAATCTTCTAAATATAGGATTTCTTGTTAAATCATCTCTTAGTTTTGTAGCTAGAGCTGCCATCATTTCGTTTTGTCTAGCATTATTTCCGCCGTAGTGTCTAGCAGGGTTAATATTTAAAGCATCTAATTTTGAAAATACTTCAGCTATTTTGTTGAAATATGGACCATCAGAACCAATTACATCTAAATAATCTTGTGCTGCTTTTTGTATTTCATTGGTAGTAGATATTCTATCTCTTTGAGTAGAGTATCCTTTTTCTCTAATAGAGTTTACGACATCAAACAATTTTACTTCTTTTACAATTTCATGAAAACTTTTTTTATTTATAGGTATTTCTTTCCAAACTTGAGTTTCAAAAAACTTACCTTTACCGTCAGGTTGTCTTTGAGTAACCTTAGCTTCTATTTTAAAATATTTATTCATCATAGCTTTTGATAAATTTTCAGGATAATCAATTCTTTGGAACACTGCAGCATCAGCTAATATGTTAACACCTTCAGCTATATCGTCTTGCATTTTCTTAACAGGGTCATCTATTTTTCTAATAGATACTTTATATTGCATATTCTCTAAAATAGGTTCTGCTTCTCCAGTAGTTTTATTAATAGGAATATCTCTTGTTTGTTGAAACATAAATACTTTACTTACTACATTAGCTTTTGCTTTTTTATCCCATTTTGTTTTAATGTTTTTACCTGTAGAGTGTGATATAATTTCTCCACCATTAGCTATTAATGCGTCCATAACTGTAGAGTGAGTAATACCTGAATTTACAAAAATACCCATTTTAGATTTAGCTCTACTCATTTCCCTAGTAAGTTTAATTCTTTCTGAAGGTATCATCATTTTTAATATTTCTAATTGTTTTGAACCTTCTTGATATGCTTGTACGTGAGGTTTAAAAGTATCTCCAATTGTTGTAAAATCTCTAGTTTCTCCAGTTACAGGATCGGTAAATTCATTTTTAAAGTTTCTAAAACCTTCTTTTATTCCCTCTCCCATACCTTGATATATAAATACTGAATCAGCATCTTTATCTGCACCACCTAAATAGTGATCATTTTTAGAAGTAGTTACTACACCATAACCTCTTCTTCCTGTAAATCCTGCAAATCTTAATACTCTAGTACCTCCCAATGAACTGTTTGGAGATCTTACCATTAAGAAATCTAATGCTTGTTCTAACTCTACTAATCTTTCTGCTCCAGCCCTACCTTGTAACTTTAAAAGTCTATTGTATTCATTTAAAGCATCTTCTAATTTCATTTCTCTGTCTAAAACTTTAATAGGGTAATCTTTATATCCATCATGTAACATAAAAGTTTCATCAGTTAATATGTTCTTAAATTTAAATCTAATCTCTTCATCTCTTAAAGCTAACTTAGATTGGAAGCCGTACTTTGCTCTAGGTCTAGTTACCCTTTTAATCGCATAATTTGCTACTGATTTCCTTATATATTCTACGTTCATAGGGTCTAGTATAGCTCCAGTAGAATAATCAACGCTATTAAGCAATTCTGGTAATTTAAAGTTTTCTAATGCTAAATTAGACAAAACAGATTCCATAGATCCAGTTTCAGATGATACTTCAATAGTTTCACCTCTTTCCATTATTTTTTGTAACACTTTTCTAGCTATAGGTGTATCTATATCTCTTAAACCTTCATTAATTTGTTGCAATCCTAAATTTTCAAGATCAAATTCTATAGTATCGTCTTGTTTTTTCAATGCTTCTTCAAACATTTTATTAACAACATCTTCTCCACGAACACCATCTTCTATTAACTCATTATATTCCCTTACAAATCTATCTGCTTTGTCTTTACCCATATCAGATGCCATTTGCTGATAGATAAATTTATCAAACATTTGTTTTAAAATATTAGGAGGTGTATCCAACTTGTTTCCAGACTCATAAACTCCGTAATCTATATATAGATCTTCTGGCTGTATCTTTAATATAGTTCCATCTTTACTAAAACGTTCCCCCTTAGGTCCGTGTTGCACTTGACCAAATTTTACACCTCTAGATGATTTTGTAGCAGTAGAACGAATTGTTCCATGAACACCTTTCTTCAACATTAATTCGTTTTGAGAATCGGAAGCTCTAAATGTACCTGTTTTTAAAATAAGATTACCTACATCTTTAGTTGGCATTGTAAATCCTGAAAATTTTATAAAACCAGCGTCAGCATCTAAAAAGTTTGATTCTATTGCTCTGTCAAATACATCTTGTCTTAATAAAAATCCTGCATCAGCACCTGACTGAGAAGGAATTTCTTTTCCTGATGCATCAGTAATTTTAAAATTGCTATTTATATCTTCAATAGCCATAATTTTTAATTCACCAGCTTCACTGTCTTTAATATTTGCAGTTAGCTCTCTATTTTGTTGAATATTACTACCTTGAGCCATATGCAGATACTTATTAAATTTAGATAAACTAGAATATTGAGGATCTACAACATAATTATCTAAAGCACGCATAAAATCTTGAGCAGTTCTTTCCTTTGGTAATAAATGTCCTGACTCCATTAACTGATACATCCAATTAGATATAATTTCTGTTTTATCTTTTTGGAACTTAGAAGGACCTATAATTTGTATTTCATTTCTAAATTTGTTTTGTATGTGATTCCAAAATGTATTTATTTCGCTTTCTTTTACATAGTGAGGTTGTGCTGTGTCTGTTAGTTTTATAGTAAATGGAACTTTATGTATAATTAAATTTCCTGTATCTTTAGCTCCACTATAAATATATTGATTAGTATCTTTTAATAGTTTTTTACTTAAAGCTTCAATTTGTTTGTCTGTAATAAAATCTTTAAACGCACCATCTTTATCTGGTCTGTATCCAAATACACCATCACGCTTAAAAGTATATCTTTCTTTTTTGTTTTTACCTTCTCCGTATTGAAAAGTTTTATCTAGCATAAAAGCATCGTCTACAATAACTCTAATTTCTGCATATTGCTCTTTATTGACTATAGAGTGTAAATCGAATTGATCGTACATTTTATTAGCTTTATTAGAAGATCCTATTACGTCTAAATCTTTACCGTACAAATCTGTAGTAGGTTTAACTCTTAAAGAAGGTTTTTTGCTGTTTCTTAAATCTACTTCCAACCTAAACATTGGAGCTAATTGTTCTTTCATCTTTAAAAATTTACCTAAATTCTTTTTAATAGCTTCAAATTTTAGCATAGTAACGTTTTTTCCCTTAATTTTTAAGGTTACATTATCTCTTAATTCTGGGAATTTATTTACTACTCTTCTAGAAAATTCGCTAAAATTGTTTTCTACGTCTTTAGCTAATTGATATAACTCTATTTTAATATTATCTAAATCTGTATATTTTTTTTCTGCACCTCTTTGAATTTCTTTAGCTATGGTAGTTAAATTTGTATTAGATGGTACTTCTAAATTTTCTGTTTCTAGTTTGTTTTGTTTGATATAATCTTTAAATCCTGCTATATCAAAATCAATTTCGTTTAAATTTATTTCATCGTGTACGGTGTCTTTTTCATTAACTCTTTCATTTTCAGGTCTTTTCCCTTTTGGTATAGGGCCTGTAAATTCTTCCGACTGATTAGCAGCTTCTGTATCTGCTTTTTTAGCTCTCTGTTTTTGTATTTTAACAAACTGTTCACCAGTTAATTTGTTAGGATCAATTCCTTGAGATATTGCTATTTCCTTAATTTCGTTAACAGCGTCTAAATCTAATATATTTCTAAAATCTTTTCTTTGTTCGTTTTGAAGGGTGTCAGTAAAACGCATAATGTACTTTTGATCTGCTTTGCTTAAAGACTGAAAATCAGGCATTTTTTTAATAGCATCTCTAGCTTTTTCTAAATTTTTATTTTGTGGTAATTTATGTTTAGCTAACCACCTATCTCTTTCTATAGTACCTCTTCTTTGTGCAGTTGCTCCAAAGAAAGTACCTAGTAAATATTCATAAACCTGTTCTGGTAAAGGTTGTCCTTGCATAGTAGCTAATCCACCCTGAAAAGCACCACCCATAGCACCTTTAGCGACCATATCTAAACCTCTAAGTCTAGCTCTTGTTTGATTTTCTGATATGTTTTTTGCTACTCCTCTAATAATTTTTTTAGCAGCAGGAGCACTTTTTGGATTTATAAGCATATTACTTATGTTAACATAGTTTCCTATACCACCAAACATTGCACCAGCAGCAAAACCGTGCATAGAAGACTCTACCATAGCTTGAGGACCTTTTGTCCAAGATGATACTCCTAAAGCAATACCAAGGTGTAATCCTTGTTCTCCTATATTTTGAAATGTTTTATTAGCAGCCAGCCCTTTAGATAAAAATCCGCTAGTCATTAGTTGAGTTTCTCCTATTTGAGCTTTTAAAAAGCCTGTTGCTTTGTCAGCAACTTTCATAGGAACAGATTGCAATGCAAATGCTTTAGGTCCTACTTCTTTTCTTAAGAACCCTGGGGCTATCTCTCCACCTTTTCTAAGTGCTTTAGTTACTCCCGCAGCACCTTTCATAGAAGCTCTTTTAGCAGCAGCTACTGGGACATAAGCTCCCATAGATAGAGCACTAGCAACTACATCAGGAGCAAAACCTATTAAATGCCCTAATCTGTTAGCAATATTTTCACTACTAGTATCGCCGTGTTCTGCCCAACCTAACGTAGTAAAACCTTCCACCAAGCCAGATGCAAACTGATTTAAAATACTTACAACATTGGCATCAGACTCTTTCATATCTCTGTTAAAGGAAACGTCCATAGATTCAAACCTTTTTTCCATAAAATCTAAATCGTCTTCCGTATAAGAAGAAGGGTCCATCTTGTATTGGAGTTCTAGTCTTTTAATGTAATCATCGGGAGTAGTTAAACCTCTAGCTAACAACTCCTCAAGATATACTATCTTAGGATTTATTACTTTTTCTGACACTTATTAGTCCGATTCTATTACGTTAAGTGCAGCATCATACTGTTCTATTAAACTGTCGTATCTATCCAATATTTTTACTTCACCACTTCTCATTATTGCGTTTCCTATTGGATTGTATCCATCTGCTTTTGCATAAGTATCTACTTTAGTTAATTGATTTCTTGACTTGACTATATGATTTCTTTCTGCCAAAACCTTAGATCTTAGTTCTTCTACTGAAGAGCTATCTTTACCCAATGCCCACTTAGCGTCATCTACTTTATTTACAGTGTTTACTAGCTGTGTAATTTGTGCTTCGTGCGATGTTAAGTAGTTGTCAGCGTCTTTTCTTCTTCTTCTTCCGTCAAAGAAGTATCCGCCACCTCTACTTAAACTAAATTCGAAATATTTAGCATTAGGATATTTATTAGTATCGATAAGACCACCTTCACCTATAATCTTTCTAGGTGTTCCTGTACCTGCTGGTCCTCCTACGTCTGTTAACCTTGATCTGCTTTTGTCTGTTTGGCTAGCCATTAAACCGTATTCGTCTAATAAGCTCATACCTTCTTTGGCTGATGCACTAGCTGTTCTTCTTCTTTCTAGCTTATCGTTAAATAAAGATAACTCCACCGCTGCTTTCATTTGAAAATGACTTTTAACGGCTTCTTGAACTATCATATCTTTGTCACTAGTGTCATTGTAGCCTTGCATAGTTTCTACTATGTCTTTTAATCTGTCTAAATATTCTGCTGTTGATGCGCCCATTAGCTTATGTACCCCCTATTTAAATAACTGTTTAAATCAAAACTGCTTTTCTTAGCAGTAAATCCTGCGTTTGCTGCTTTTTCTCTTAATCCTAATAATCCCATTGAAACATCTCTGTATTCATTAGCTGCTTGTTCTTGAAGGGCAAAAGCAGATGCTTCTTGACCCAATCTTCTTTGCGATCTTTCCAATGCTATACCTTGTTCCATTACAGCTTTTTGCTCTCCTCCTATTTCAGACATATTACTACGACCTACCATATCATCAAATTGCTTCATAGAACCTTTTTCTTTCATTAAATCTAGAGCGTTTGTAATTTGATTAGAGTCATACTCAAAGCCACCCAATGTTTTATATTTTTCGTCTATATTTTTTGCTGCTCCAAGATATTTACTTTGATAATCACTAACCACGCCTTTTAAACGCCCAATTTTTGCTTGTTCTTTTTTTCTAGCACTTCTAGAACCAAACCATCCGCCTATCATACTTACTGCTTGTAACCCTAAACTTATTCCTGTTGGATCGATCATACCCCCTCCTTTTCAAATGGATTAAAATTTAACCCAAAACCATATGCTATATCTAACATTCCAAATCTTCCACTTTTAGCTATTGCCATAGAAGCAATCTTTTTATTATTAATTCTTTCCTGAGATAAAGGTCTACCAAATTTATCTACTGGTACTCTTTTTATATTTTCTTTTACTATTCCACCACCACGATTTTCATTTTTTGGATCTGGCATTTTATTCTCCTATTATATCTTTAATTGCGTTAACAAAATCTAACACTCTAACTGGTGTTTGTTTATACCATAAAGAGTATTCTTGTTTTTCTTTATCATAGTACATTATTTCATCTATAGCTTCTTGGTATTTTTCATGACACAAATTATGCCATGCTTTAGGAAACTTTCTATACCATTTAGTTCCTAATTGAAAATTAACAGATGTTAGTGCTATTTTAAATTCTTTTTCATACAACCCTAATAAAATGCATTGACTGTTACAAGCGTCTAAAGCTTCTTCTATATCTTCTTGATACCATTTATTTATTACTTTATCAGACAATTCAGAACCAACTGGATATAACTTTAATTCTTTTTTTGTTAATAAATGACCTATACCTCCTGTAGGTTTTCCCAAGGTGTCCAAATAAACTTCTTTTTTACATCCTTCTCTAAGCTCTATATGTTTATATAAATCTTTTTTAAATATACTAGCTGTCATCATTTTAAACAACATTATCGCTTCTCCTTATTCTTGCCCCATCCAAAAGCAACCTTAGCTACCATAGACATTCCTTGCATCCAAGGCCTATTTACTATGCTTTGGTCTTGTCCAAAACTTTTTAAGTTTGTTCCAGCAATATAATCATTGCTAGATACGTTATCGTCCGCTTTATCAATATCTACTTTTTTTACTATATCATCACTTACTACTGTAGTATTATCTGCTAAATCTTCCGTTGATTTAAAGTCAGGATCGTCTGGAGTGTCATCTAGTCCTGTACTACCAACTTCGTCAGCAATTGCCTTAGCATCTAATCCTTCTTTAATTCCTTTTGCTATTCGTTCTTCTAAGCTCATACTACTTTCTTTAAAACCTTTAATCATGTCTATGCCTTCTTTAGCAAGCAAACCTCCGCCTAGAAGTCCTTGAAAGTCTTCTAGCATATTTAATTTCCAATCATCTCTTGATTCTTCTACGTCCTTTGCTTCTTCTTCAGCAAAAGCTGTATCTACTCCCTGGTTAAGCATTTGTACTTCACTAGCCATTATTCCTCCTTTACGGTAATTGTCCTGATGCGTTACTCATTGTTATATCTAAATCTGTATTATCTGCAACATTGCTGCTAGTATTAGAAAATGTTACACTAAAATTAGCATCATTACCTATGTGACTAGATCTAAATCTATGTCTAAATCTAATATATAAAGTAGCTGAAGAACTTCCTAAATCTATAGATTTTGATGTACTATTTCCGTTGTTCCATCCAGTTCCATTATTATCAGTTCCAGAAACTCCAGGGTCTCCATCTTTGCTAATAGCAAAACCTGGATCTTGACAACTTCCAGAATCTTTTGTCCAACTTACTGTTGAGCTATTTGTACCAGTATTACCATTTGTTAATGTTGCAGTTCTAGATTCGTAATGAAAATTTCCTATACTACCTTCACCAAATGCTGCTATTTCAAAATCGCTTGGAACGCTCCATCCTCCAGCAGATGAAGGAGTAGTAATAGTTTCACTTTCTGTGGTTTGTCCTACATTTTGTTGTGACGCTGTATTTCTTGGTTCTGTTTTAAATTTATATGATGTGCTAGCACTTGGCGTTAATCCAGAATTGCTAGCATTAAAAGTATAAGTATCTGACCAACTTGTGGATGTTGTTCCTGACGTATTTATAGTTACATAATCATTAGCTCCATAACTTCCAGCACTTGCAACTTTCCAGTAGATTCTAACACTTTCTGATATTTCTACATTTCCTGTTACAGCAACAGTAATTTCATCGGAACTTGTAGTTCCTGATTCGGTACAAGAAATAGCACTTGGTGATCTACCCCTTACTCCAGTAAGCTCCCCCGCATAATCCAACCTAAATAAATAATAAGAATTAGTTCCACCTATTTGCTCTGTTGAAAAATAATGATAACCAGATGAAGGTTGACTTAACCCTTCTGGTATTACTAAGTCCGAGTTTATTGCTTGCCCCTCTTTTAAAAAGCTTCCATTTGCTAACCCGTTGTGTGCCCATTCCGATTTGGTAGTTACGGTATGTCCAGAAGCTTCAGTTTCTTTGCAAGCCTCTAAATAATTAAGCCATCCTTTTAAATATTGAGACCCATCTCCTGTGTCGTAAGTATAATTAAAAACAACAGTAATAGGATTTCCAGTAGTACCTCCGCCGCCGCTTCCAGAATCAGATGCTCCAGAAGTAGAAGTTGTTACATCAGATTCACTAGGTTGTTTTAAAAGTGTTTTAAACCACATTCCGTTCATTTTGCTATACAAATATTTATTTTTACCAGTATTTACTAATCTTTGCTCTCCGTCCACACCTTCAAATACCTTAGGTATAGACGAATAAACTTTTGTAGGTCTTTCAGTTTCTGACTTTAAATTACTTCTAGTCTTAATTGTCTTTATAGCTGCGTTGTTTTTAAAGTAGCTCATTTTCTAACCTTTTCTCTAAATACAACTTGAATATCATTTATCTCAAAAGAAGAATCTATTGCACTTCCATTAGATACAAACTGCAAAGACAATGATCTTACATTTTTAAAATAATCTGTGCTTAAAGCACTTTTAGTCCAAGACATTTTCATATGTAAAGTATTATAACTTCCACTAGTTTTAGGTAATGTGTGCGCACTTGCATTTCCAGAAGAATCTGTTTCTAATTGCCTTGGTGTTCCATTATCAGGAACTGCATATACTTCAACATTGCTAGCACCTGAACCTGAAATCTTGTAATTAATGTAAATACTATGTATTTTTTTTCTTACATCTGGAGCGTCCATTGTAAAATCTTTAGTTTGTAAAATAACAGTTCCATCACTTAAAGTTAAAGAATCTGGAGTGTCATCCCATTTATGCAATTTCATAACATTGTTTTCATTTTCATACCAATATAAATTTCCATCTTTAGTTGTAACCATATTAGATATATTGTTTGTAGGAAATCTATTGCTAGAATATTGCCAAGCAGTAGCTTTTAAATCATACATTAAAACTTTACCATTTTTATTTCCTATAAATAAAGTTTGTTTGTGAGGCAAATACCCTAATACATTATCGTCATGATAATAAGCAGTTTCCCAATTAGCTAATCTTTTTTGTCCCATTGCATTAAACAATATATTTTCAACTTGATTTCCGTCATATATATAGGCACCAAATCTATTTATCCACGCTACAAAACCTTCGCCCTCTACAACATGGTAATCTTTTTCTACTCCTTTATGTTTTAATTTTGCTTCTAAATATTCTATATCTCTAGAACAATTTATAACATAAAGAGTATTTCTTTTAAATTCTAAAAGTTTATCTCCTACAGATGCTAGTTTAATTATATCATCCCCATCGTTTATTTCTACATCTATCTTGCTATTCAATGGAAAATAATCAAATTGATTTACTGGAGATTTAAAAATTGTATCATTTGCTACTTTAATAAAAGAAACACTATCTGTTTTATCATCATAATAGCCTACATTGCCCACATAAGCCCTTCTATTGACGATTGTAGACGTTTTATAGCCTGTTCCTGCCCTACCTATAGCTGTATTAGTTTTTTCTACGTATGGCTCATCCTCAGGCATTTCTTGCATTTGTGTATTAATACTGCTTATAGTGTTTGCAGATCTATGTGAAAATTGATTAGAAACATAAAAAAAGCTTCCACCTGTTTGAGTTTTTTCATAAAATATATTCCAAGTATCATCCCCGCCTTTTCTGTAACCTTTTTCAAAATCTATTTCAAACAATAAATATTTTTGTCCTATTTCTCCGTTTTTTCTTCTAGCCCAATAAAAATTAATACCAGTTTGTTTAGGTTTGTTTGGAACCCTACCCATCATACAATAATTCATTTTTACTCGTTTGTCTTCTGATTGACCTGAAATAGGTTGATTTATAACTTTTCCTAAATGAACAGGTACAGATTCTTGTGTGCCGTATACATTAGATCCAAATATTTCATATCTATTAGGATTATCTGCTTGGGCGCTATACCAATTATAAATTGTTGAATTAGCATCTGTTTCATTTCCTGTCCAAATAGCTAACTCAATTCCTCCATAAAAACCTCCACTCCATTCAGAATGTCCGTCTAAAACATCGCTAACAGTAGCAGCGTTTACATTAATCCAATAATTATAAGTAGCATCTATATTGCTTGCTGCAAAAGTGGTATTACAAGTTGCTTCAGAATCATAGTCTGGATGAAACCATGCACTTCCCATTTCTGCTTCTACGTCATAACCGTATCCATCTGGAGATCCATAATGTTTATCTACAGAAGCATCTGCAGAAGATCGAGCTTTAATAGGTGCTATATATGCATCATCAACTACAAAAACTTTATTATAAACAATATCAGGAGCATTAGAAACTCCTGTATCAGATACTCCTAATCTTTTTCTGGTATCTAAAAATGATAATATTTTTACTTTATTTGTAGTAGGAAATGGAACACCACTAGAACCATCTAAATTGACATAAGAACTTACTCTCAAATCTCCATCTATCATTAAATAGTCTACAGATGCAGCAGTAGTTCCATAAGATATATTACTACTATCATTACTAGCTATAATAGTTTCATCAGTTTTATTCCACATTCTGATTTTTTTAGCACTAGCATCGTTAATAAATAAATACTCTGTATTATCTGTATTAGTAGCAGAATCTATTTTTCTGTCTAAGCTTAAACATAGCAAACCATTTCCGTAGTTAAATTCATTAGAACCGCTTAAGGAGACATTATCATTAATGTTTCCAGCATCGTCTACATGGCCTATAAGTCTAACTTTACCAGGAGTTTCAATATCAACTCCATCTAATACTATTAATTCTTCAGAATTAACATCTCTTGTATTAGTATTGTTATTTAGTCCTCCACTAAAATTTGCTATATTAAGAGCGTTTTTTGGCACGTCTAGATCCCTTAGATGCTTTTGTTTTGCTTGTGTTGTGAGTACGTCTATCTTTATCCATGTCAGTACCATTCCACGGGTTGCCTTTTAAACTGTTAGTTGTTACGATTTTAGTCATTTCCGTCTATCACTTCTCCCCACAAAGATGTCTTCCCATCTTTAATTTCTACTATTTCTACTTTAAATTCTCCATTGCTAAACCAGTCTACTATAGCAAAAGCATGAGCCCAGTTATGCAATCTACCTTTAAGCCATTTATTGCTTTCATGAGACATGTCTTTTAAACAGCCTAATGACCAAGACGCAATAGTTTGCTTCAATTTTGTTTGAGTATGTCTCTGTAAGTCATGTGTATGACCATACATCACATTTTCTCCGTACGCCTCAAGATGTTTTTTAGCATGATAAGTCGTTGCAAACGCTCCATGGAAAAAAGTAAGTTTCCCAATCTGTATAGGTAAATTATAGTCTGTATACTTATACCCTCGTTCTTTTATTTTACATGCTCTTTTAAAACTAAAATTAGACATATAGGGATACTTAACAACAAAATTATCCAACCAGAGGTCGTGATTACCTTGGAGTAAATACTTCTTTTTACATCCAACCTCTTCCAAAACGTTGTCCCAAACATCTAATCCTTCGTTTACTAATCTAATATCTTCTTCGATTATAGGAATAATATACTCTAATGGTGGCAATTTTTTATCTTTATACTTCCAAGCAGAAACTGATTCCCATTCTCCTACGTCTCCTAGATTAACAAATAAATCTGGTTTTACTTTTCTTATAGCTTTTACTACACAATTAACAGCTGCATCATCCTGTAAAGGAAAATGCGTATCTGGTACTATTATACCACGCTTAGTTATTTTCAAAATAATCTCCTTAAGCTGATCTTTTAACTTTTTCAAAACTACGCATTCCCCCGAGACCTAGCATCCCAAGTAATACTGTAGTTAAGGTAGTCATATCGAACACTGGTAATTCTATTACGTGTCCTAATGAATATAAGATAAAAGTTAGCAGTGGTTGTAGAATATAGTGATACCCAAGTGCAGTGGCACAAATCCAGCCCGTAAAGGGCCTCCAGCCACTGACAAACCTTGAGGTATGACCTGCTTCTACTTTATTAACTTCAAGCTGAGCCTTATTAATTTCCGCAATCAATTCAGCTTTTTCTTGTTTATCTAAAGTAAATCTATCAACATTGTCTGAAACTTTGTCAATAAGTGTGCCAATAATGTCTAATTTAGGCATTATTTATCGCACTCTTCTTCACAAGCTTCGAGTCCTTTCAGGTACCCTTGCTTTTCAATTAACATTGATTTTACTTCAGCCAAACGTCCTTGAGCATCTTGAATTGTTTTTACCAATTCGTTATGTTGCTCTACCAATGCTTCCATTTCACTAGATGCCATTGCTTTTAAGTCCGTTTTTTTTTCTTCGCTTTTAGCCATTTTACTGGTCTCCTATTTTGGTTATTATTTCTTTTTCTGTCCGTAAATATCTCTTCTAATTTCAGCTTTACGTTGTCTGCTTTTTTGCATATTGGATTGAGTCCAACTCTTAAAACTAGATGCTCTATTTTTCCAAGTGCTCTTTATTTCTCCAGCAGCTTTCATACTAGCTGACAATTTTTCTGACGGATTTTGTGCTGCAGCAAATTCACCAACAGTTTTATAACTAACTCCTGCTACATCTGCTGCCATCATAGCATTACCAAGTCCTGGTACTACTTTAGCTCCCGCAATACCAATCATTGCTTTTCCTCCTAATAATTGTACAGACTTAGAAGCTATTTTACCTTTTCCTGGTTTAGGAAGGTTTGTAGATCCTGCTGGTCCTTTATTGGCATTTACTCCTTGCATACTTTGTGGAGTCGTTTGAGATCCGCCAGTAACACCTGGATTGTATTGCTGCATATTTAAATTTACGTTCCCAGTAGTAGCTGATCCTTTAATTTTAACTCCACCTTTATTATGTCCCATAGCCTTATTTACAGTAACATCTAATTGAGTATTAGCGTCTGAAACTGCTCTTGTAATTTTAGTATCAATAGTTTTGTCCAATCTAGTTGCTTTCATTTCTGATGTACTAGGTAGTTTGTTTCCTGCATTACTATGAGTAGGTCCTGTACGTCCAGAAGTTTTTGCTATATCATCCATATCACCAAATCCGCCTGGACCGTATTTAGTTTCAGCTGATGCTATGTCTTTAGCTAGATTCATTTCTATTTTTTGAATTTTGTTTTGCATTCTGTTTGTTTCTAAAAACCCTTCTCTTCTTACTTGACCATAATTAATACTTTGTCCACGCTTTGTTACGCTTCCTAATTGTGGTGTTCCTGAAGGCCCTGGTACTACATTAGAAGGTCCTACATGAGAAGCTAAGTCGTCATACATTTGTAAATTATGTGGCTTATTGTAAGCACTTCTACTTACTTTTGGATAGTCTGGTTGAGAATTAGGCAATGCCCTTCCATGTCCTTTTCCAGTATGTTTTAAACCAATATTGTCAGCAGCTGTGCTAACATATATTG